GAGTAAGCAATATTTTGATCAACTTTTTCGGCTACATATTCAGAATACTCAATTCCTTTTTCAAGGTTTTCGGCTACATAGTTAGAATATTGAATTCCTTTATCAGCCATCTCTGCTACATGCTCGGCATATTGAATACTTCCATCAAGTTCTTCAGCCAAGTAAGAGGCATAGTCCTTAATTGAATTTACATTTTCAGCGAGATAGTCAGAATAAGAAATGCTCTTATCTAGATTTTCAGATAAGTATTCAGCATAATCAGAAACCTGATTTACCTTTTCTGCAATATGCTCAGAATACTTAATAAGCTTTTCAATCACCTCATCATTATTAGAGTTAGCAGATTCCTTAACGTTATTTAGAACTCCGGATACATATTCAGTATACTTTTGAAAATCTTCAACAGTTACAAAATTGTTATTTTCCATTGTTAAATCTTTTTTATTATCTGTGTTGTTTTCAGTTTCTTCCATTTCATAGATTATTAAAGTACCATCATCTTCAAAACCAAAAGATTCATTTACTCTTGATAACTCGGCATTCTCAAAGCCAGGATCTGCAACCAAGTCATAAGTAAAGAATTTTTTAATTTTAACCTTTCCATTTTCATCTACCGTACCGGCAGCTCTACTTGAAATATGTAAAGGGATACCATCTTTGATAAGAGCTTGTGCTTCTTTACCTTTAGATGTATTTAATAGTCTAATTTTTCCAATAACTTGCTTTTTAGCTGGATCATAGTTTAATGATTCAACAACATGAGAAACATTAGCCAAACTAACATCAAAATCTTTAGGATGATCTAATTCACCTAAAAGCTTATTGGTTTTAACTTTTTCTTGTAGTTCATTAATATGAGGCATTACTTCTTTTTCCTCATATATTCTGTTATTCTTGTTACGAACCCCAAACTCGGTAAAGACACCTTCTAATACAACTGAACCGTCTTCTCCGGTAGTTATATCTAGGTTTGACTTAGCTCTCTCAAGAATCAATAATTTCTTTCCTGACATTTTCTACTAGTTATTTGATTTATATATTACAATCTTTGTAAACTTTTTATCCAAGACCGGCTAATGGATCTTCATCCACAGCACCATCTTTCTTTTCTGGTTCAAAATCGGACTTATCAGCCCCTAAAAGGATTTTTTCTATATCCTCTTCTTTATATCCAGCTTCTTCTAATTCTGTCCTTTCTTTAGCCCTCTGGTTAGCTTTTAGATCCTCTCGGGTAAATCCACCATATCTCTTAACAAGGAATCCTAAATCAAAGTATGGAATTTCTGTCATTTCGGCATCCATTGTACTTAATTGTGTTTTAAGGTTACCAATAAAATCAACTCTCTTTGTTTGTAATTCCATTTCTTTCATTTCCTCAAATACATTATCTTTAACAAATTTAAGTCCTAAACCAGCTTTAAAGGAAACATCATTTTTTAACTCAGGGTGGTTAATACACATTTGAAGATATACTGGCTTAATTAAGATTTCCTGGAATAAGGATCTTAACCTGGCTACAAATTTTCCAAATTTTATTTCATCTCTTAACATACCGCTGGCATCCATATCATAAGTATTACCACCTTCTTTATCAAATCTTGAGAAAGGAATCTTAGATGCCATTTTTAATCGGTCTGCAAAATATTTCAGAGATTCAGTATCTCCTAAATCTGGACCATCGCCACCAACAGTACTGATTTCTGGAGATTCTCCATCTTTAGACGGTAACCAATATTCTTTATTGAATGGCATCATTGGTTTACCGTTTGTTTGTATTTCACCACTTTCGTAATTAAAGTCTACTACTTCACGGTAAGAATTCATTAACTGAGCCAATGATTGTTTTGCCCTAGTTTTAGATTTACCACCGACAGGTATAATAAATTGAGTTTTAAATGAAGCATTAGAAACAGCCCAGATGATTCTAGTTGTTTCCATAATTCTTAAAAGGTTAAAAGATCGGATAAGTCTCTCAACATATGATATTCTCATTGGTGAATTTACCTGTGAATATGATATGTAAATAATTTGAGAATCCCAAAGTTTTCTTTCTTTGGCACCTTGACCTTTATATTGAACCCATTGCTTTTTTCCAGTATCAGTATCAATACCTGGCATTAGCGAAATTGGATCTAATTCTTTAAATCCTATTATTTCTGTTTGCTTATCATTATAAACTATTTCAAATGCAAGGTATCCATCAACCAACCATTTCCTAAAGTAATTCCAAGGTTGAATAGAATCGTTAAATCCAAAATAGTTATAGATGTTATTGTAAACATCACCGATTTCATCTTCTATTGAATTTGCAATATGGCCATTAAAATGAGCATATGCCATAAAGTTAGATTCATCAAATACAATAGCCTCATCTGTGATTACATCAAGGATATCTTCAATTTCATCTTGTACTGCATATGTTCTTAGTTCATCTCTCTTTCTTTCATAATCACTATCAAAGATAGAAATATTTTTCTTAAGAGATGTATCAGTTAATGAAAGGGCAGCAAAAGCACTATAGATGTCATCAGAATCAGATCCCATTGGATTAAATGTATAACCCATCTGATTTTCAGTAAAACCTACTGCACGGGAATTGCGGATGATCATATCATCATAGGCCATTCCTAAGTTAGAAAGATCTTTTAATATTTTTCTTACTGGATTACCTGTACTTAAAGGTCCTCTCCTATCAGTAAATCCTGCCATATTGTTTTATCTTTTATTGTTTATATATTCTTGTAATATAATGCTTGTGCCTCGTTAATGTTTCCTCCAAAAAATTTGTTTTGGTTATTAACAGCACCAATGTACCAATCTTCATAACCTAATACTTTAGGTTTTTTAATTCTATCTAATCTGTATTGTCTTATTGCATACTTAAGATTGTATTTTCTTGCCAATGAAGACTTTAAATTATCGTAAGTAAATTCTTTAAGACTACCTTGTGATTTAGGATTCCCAGTTGCACCTTTTAATTGTTGGGCTATAACACTCTGAAAAGATCTAACTACATCAGTAAGAAATGGTATTCTTGCTTCATAAGGAATGTAATGTAAATTTATCCCAAGCTGATGATTATCTATACTTTTACCTAGTCCTAAAACAATTGGGTTAGTATCATAAAAGGTTTCGTCAGGTGTAAAATATTCAAAGCAATACATTTTCCCATTTTCTAAAACACCAGTATCTTTTACACCTACTTTATATAAATCGTTTGCAGATGCTTTAGATGCTCCAGTACGACCTCTATTTTCTGTAAGGTAAATATCCAAATCTTCAGTGAATGATCCTATTATTGCCATTAGAATAATTTTGAGTCTTCAGTTAAAAGCATTACTTTAAAGTTTCTTAATTCAGCTGCTTTGTTTAATGCTTCGGTTTTACAAAGGTTTCTAACATAAGTTTCATATCCATGCTGAAAATTTTTCATAGCCTTTGCAGTCTTTCTTTTAGGTGGTTTAGGTTTTTGTAACTGAGCTTTTGGTTTTATTTCAACAACATATTCTTCAATTATACCACCCTTATCCATCTTAACATAAAAATCTGGATAGTAATTATGAAACTTTTTATCTAAGATATTAAAATACTTTATAGAAAAAGGTTCCGAGATCCAATGTATAACATCTTCATTATGATCACACCAATGGCAAAACTTTCTTTCCCAGCTGCTACGGTATATTATAGGGCCGGGTCCCATATATTTTTTAGGATTATGAGGTTTGTAATACCCTTGTTTAAATCCTGATTTTGCTGTTGGTTTTACCTTCTTTATACTCATGTATCTTAGATAGTGTAAATGCCATCACTGTCCGCACTTCCATTAATTGATACAGTTCCTGCATATTTCTTTGGATGTAATTTATTCCATCCTTTAGCAAAGCCTCTTTTTGCAATTTCAGTAAAATAAGCAAATGCATTTGTACTCTTTTCTGGATTAAAGTTTCTCCAATAACGATAAAGATCCATATAAGCATAAGCTATACAATCATCTCTGTCATCTGGGTTTGCATATGATAATTTTCTTGAACATTTATCTGCTAATAGCATTAAGAATTCTAATGCTTTTGGTGTTAATTCATCTTGCTCTTTGGATAGTTTAATCTCCTCCAGCAAATCTCTATTATTTAAGTAGTTTCTCTTTCTAGCCATCCCTTAGGTTTATTTTATTATTATATACAAAAAAAGCCGATAGTTTATTATCACTATCGGCTCTTAATTATGTGGGTGGTTAGATCTTTACGTTAAGTTGTCCTTTTGGGCAGATTGTAGATTTACCGGTTTTGTAGTCAATACATTCTAATTGATCATTATCACCTAGAGAAGTATAGTCTTCGGCATTTACATAAACTTCTTGACCTTTT